AACATTGGTTGTTTTTCTTGCATACGATCAATCAAACGAACATAATGAGCATTTATTATAAAGGTGCGTCCTACTGGAAAGAAAATTCGAATAGGGGCAGCACCATTTATAATCTCACCTTTGTCATTCAACCACAAGATCTTTCCCATGTTTGAACGCAATTTGATGTTGAGGTCTGAAGCATTGGTCGAAACCCATCCTTCATACTGATTACAAAACATTCGTTTGGTGATATCAATGTTCTCGATTTCTTCTTCTGACATTGTTTTGAAAACACTCCAAGATGGAATAGCATCACGAAGAAATTCAACAAAATCTTCATCTTGCAAACCAAGTGATTGGGCGTAGTTCATTGTCTTGATCAGAAGTCCATTCCATTTGATACGTTTTGTCGTGGTATCATCTGAAAACCATCCTTCAACTGTCATATCAATTTCTTGTGGCCCATATTCCAATTTCATTTGTGTTTTTGAAATACGAGATTTCCCAGACTCAATATGTGGATGTCCTTTCATCTGTCTTGATTTGCCAGATTCAATGGTCACTTGTCCTTTGCTCAATCGTGATTTTCCAGATTCAATTTTGACTTGTCCTTTGGCTTGGCGTGATTTTCCAGATTCAACCTCCCATGATTCTTCATCCTGTGAAAAAGCTTTGTAGAGATTGTAGATGGAAGTTCCAAGAAGAAATAAACTAAGCATAACTATTACGCTGTCAAAGACGTTGTATTTCTTTTCTTGTTCCTTCAACCAATCGTAGACCGATGAACAAATTTCAAAGCAAGTCATATCGTCTTCCATCAATTCCATTTGAGATGTTTGATCAACAAATAGGCGCATGGTGTCTTCAAAATTGTTTTCTTCTCGAAGAGCAGCCCAAAGTTCATCATATTCATTCATTTCTGGATTGTGGTATTCAGTTGAAACGTATCGTTCCTCCATCTTATCACAAACTTCATGTGTATGAATAGGATAAACTTCACGAGTTGTAGTTGGCCAGAACCATCCTTCAACTTGCGCTGCTTCTGCTTCTGCCATCATTTGTCGTGCAAATTCAGCCAAACCTTGTTTCTGCTTGGCGTATTTGTCCTTCTTTTCCTGCAGTCGAGATAACAACTTGCGCATCAATTCTTGGAAGCTGATAATTTCTTCACCAATCTGACCAGTCATTGGATTCCAAGCTCGGAATTCATAAATGTCAACATTGATTGTTCCTTGTTTGAATTCAGTTCTCAAGCGTCCAAACTGGTCTGCAAATTCTCTCTTGAGTGATACACTGTAAGGCATGTCAACACGTCGGCAAACAGCTTCCTGTGAAACAAGTGAAGTTGGCTTCAACATGTTCAAGTTGGTTGTTGCAACAACACACTTTGATGTAAAGGTAGCAGTCTTTTTGGATTCAATATCAGCCATATGAAGAGGGTATGGAAAGGGATTGCTCATGCGAATCAATTCCATAAATTCAACATTACGATTGGACATTGTGTCACGAACCTGACCAAAATCATCAATTAGTGTAACAGCTTGATCTTGATACCTATCCCAATATTCTTGTTCATGCATTCGAGCGTACAAACAGTTGTCAATCGCTTCCTGAATTTGTGCGTTTGTCATATCTGGAGTAATCTTCTTTGCATGTGCCAGAACAGTTGAACCAATATGATACAAAATTGATGATTTTCCAACACCAGAACCGCCAGTTAGCATAAGCACAACAGGTTCAATTCGATTCTTCAGTGAGGCACCGTGCAAATTACAAGCTCGTTGATATAAATTAACGATAGGTGCCTGTATTTTGTCCAGAATTGCCACAATGGAACGATTTGTTCGGTAAGCGATTCTCATTGCCATGTATTTGTTGTACATGCTTTCAACTTCAACGGAAATTTCTGGTTTGTTCATCATTTCTGCACGCTTGGTCATATCAAATGTTTCCAATACAGTCAAAAGTTCTTTGATATCATTTGGTACACTTTCTCCTTCGCCAAATCCACAAAAATCAATTCCAAAATGCGTGAGGATAGTTTGGAAAACATTTCCAAAGTTCTCAGACAGGCGTGATGCAGCTGTAACCAATTTTGAGTGTGCATCAAGGCGCTTGACAAAATCCAAATAAGCTTTCTCTTGAAAAGCGAAAGTTGAACAACCACACATCAGAGCAGCTATGACAAATGCAATAGTCATAAATGGATGTTGGGAAAAACCTTGAACGTGAGCAACACTTGCAACATTGATTTGCACTGTTGGAACAAGCCATTTTGCGATAGTCCAAGTTGTAGATACCGTAGTGATAAACT